CGCCAACTTTATTCTTAGTTGGAATCTCCTCAGGAATTTTAATCTCAACACCACCTTTTAGGTAGCCGTCCTTATTCAGGAACTGCTTTTGATTAACTCCTTTGTAGAAAGGTTCTTTATCTTTTGCCATGGGTCCTCCTATTTTTTACTTTTACTTCGTTCGCGTTCTGCAAGAACACCTGCTCCTACTCCCACTCCAGCAGCTTTTTTATGTTTTGTTGCTACTTCAATTGGAAAATCTATAAACTTACCAAAAGGTAATTTTCTTATTCCTTTACGTAGTTTAGATCCGCTCTTAATTTTCTTTTTAAGAAGCCCTAATCCCTTTTTAGCTATTCCTATTCCACTCATTATCTTTTCGGTCCTTTTAATGTTTTAACATCTTTACGCTTTATTGCGTCAGATTTCAACTTAACTCCTGCGGATAAATAAGCTTTATCCATCGTCGTGTCAGCTCGTAGTTCAGCTAGTTCCTCATTCTGTTCTAATTTGTCATCTGCAATGTCTTTAGCTTGAACTAACTTAGCTTGATCAATGCCGACTCTCGCTTCATCATACTCTTTTTTACGGTGTTGGTCCATAGCTTTTAAATCCACTTCTCTAGCTTTTAATTTAAGCAATGGATCATGGTCAAACTGGGAAGTGATGTTCTTTTCTTCCTTCATGAATTCTTCAGTCATTTCAGCAATAAGAACCGCTTTCCTTGCTTCTATCGTTTGCTGCATCTGTTGTAATTGTTGAGCCGCTTGAGGATTCATCGGCGCTTGTTGTTGCAATTGTTGAAGCATCATCATTTCTTGACTAAACTCAACTTGAATCTGTTCCATAGCCATTAAACTAATATGTTCTAAAATATTCTTCTGTAAAGCTCCCATAATAGGAGGATTGTTTCTTACCAGATTGGTTGCCATAAAATTTAAGTGCGCGGTAATATGCGCCTGGTGATCCTGACCTGGAAACGCTTGAAAAGGTTTACCCGCTAATGCATCAATGTTTTCTAACGAAGGATCCTTCGGTGCATTCGGTGCAGGAGGCGGTAAAACTTGATCAATATTCTTAACGCCTAAGGCTTCGTACATTTTTCTATACGACATATAAAGATTATGCATTTTAGGATTCGACATCGCTAATTGTAATTCGGTTTGCGCCAGAGTAATTCTTTGCGTCATCGAGAAGATATTAGGATCAGCCACAGGTAAGATATCGATTCGATCATCAAAATCTATTTGTTTAATCGTTCGTGCACCCCCCACAACATCATAAGGATACTCAGGAGGTAGATAGGTTGCTATAATTTTAGCTAGTAATTTAAATTCTTGTTTCATAGAGAAATACAATCTCTTATGAATCGCAGACATCACTTTAGACCCTCTTTCCAAAAGCGCCATGGTTGTTCCGACAGCCGCTTGTTGATTACCTTCTCCTGTTTGTAATTCTGATATGGCAGCAAATCTTTGTCCCGCTTGAACCACAATCCCCATCAACTGTAATAACGTTGCTGATGGTTCTTTATAAGGCAAAGGATAGAAAGCATCTTTTAATGATCCTCCAGGTGCGTCGACATCTTTAAACTCTCCTGGTTGAATAGGAGAGGCTTCATCTTTTACTCTGACCCCACGTTGCTTAAAGCCCGCAGGTAAATTCGATAGTGTCCCAGCATCTAGTAATTGGCGGAGAGCGACCGTTGCGGTACGACTCAATCCGCCAATCATGTGTATGAGTCCAAAGCCATAGAATCCTAGTCCAGGCAGAAATTTAAAATGGACAAAGTATTGAATTCTTTGTTTCTTTGGGTCATTGGGCGCAAAGTTCCTTCTTATTGAAAGAACCTTAGTGCTGCTTTCATCGACTGTAACGATGTATGGCAGCTTGATGCCAGTCGGTTGCCCGTCTGGACCAATATCTTCGAAGCCTTCTAGATCTAAATCTATATGGCATTCTAATAAGGTATAAATGTTTGGATTACGTCCTGTTCGTTTGGTTCCTTCCAATTCTCTTTCTTTTTCTTTTAATTCGTCCTGCATCAATACTCCAGGTTTTGCCAGTTCAATATCACTATAGAACCCTGCAACCTGTTGTTTTCTTACTTCGTTTTCTGGAAGTTTAATGACGTGGGTAATCGATTCAGCATCCGCTAAACTACTTGCAGTATAAGGAACCACTACATCTTCTGCAGGGACAAATTTTGAAACCGCTCTCTGTAAGAGATCGTCGTAATAAACTTTTTTAAAGGTTGAGCCTGCTAACGGTAAATGGAAAAGCATTGAATCAAATTCAGGTTCGTATTCCTTCATCTGATCCATAATCTGATAGTTCATGAAATTTTTAACCCGTTCAGCTTGTTGAGACTTACCTGGGTTCGGTGCTCCTAAAACTTGAGTTCTAACAGGACCATCCGCTGGCATGAGTTCTTTATAAGCGGTTGCCTGAAATTGTGTGACTGCTTCTGCGAGTACTGGGTGAGTTGCACCTGAAGCCCCTTGAAAAGGTTCTGTTCTGTTTTCGTATTTAAATCCTAAGAGATCCAACCCTTGTGTATAGGTTTGTTCCCATTCTTTTCTAGAAGATTTATTATCCTGATATTGAAAACGTAGTTCACTACCAATAGGATCAGTAACATCGTCAGGAAGAATATCCGCCAGATTATCGAAATGAGATTCGGTTCCTGGAATCTTTAAGTTTGCGCTTGGATCAAAATCAATTGCTGCCCCACCATCCTCTTCAGATGTGACTTCTATCGGTCCTTTATTTTGAATCTCCGCAATATTGACATCCGTTACTTCCTCTGCGCCCCCAGGAAGTACATCTTTAATATTCGGGAGTCCTTTATCTATATCTGCCATTTAAACTCCTACCATGGTTTAACACGATTAAACACGCTTGACAAGCCACCACCTTGAGGCATGGGCCCTGAAACAGGAGGAATAGCATTAGGTCTACGAACATTTGCAATGCCACCGCCTGCATAATTTTGAGGAGGTAAAGCATAACCTAAATCCATTCTTATATCTTCCATGGGACTAATTCCTCTAGATTCCATATCTTTTATTTGTTCCTTATATCCATAAACAGGATGTGCACTCATTAACTCTTGAGGTTTAAATGATTTTAAAGAATCTGTTTCTCCGAAACCTAAGCCTTCAAGAATTTCTCTCATACCTCCTCCAAACAAAGGTCCCCAAACCATTCCTTCGTCTGCCTTGGCTCCGATCATTTCTCGATAACCACGATCAACTAAAGGTATACCAGCCGTCTTGTTCCACTCTTCAGCGGTTAAACTTTCCATCATATTTTCTAATGTAACCATACCAAGAGTAGGATCACGATTCTCTCCTGCATAATACGCGTTATAAAGGTTGTCTAAATTCTTTTCGCTTTTTGCAATTCTTTTATTAAGCATTTCTCTATCACCATAATTCCATCCTTCTTCAGGATTCATCATATGAGCAGGGCCTAATTCTCCACCAATGCTTTCATGATAATCCAATGCAGCCAGTGATGTATCCAAGCCTGTTAATTTCTTTTCCTCTTTTTTATATTTAAGAAAATCCATCATCGCCTTAATCTGATTTTCAGGAACACCTTTTTTAAGAGCATGCATAAGTAAAGCCTTTTCATCAGTATCAAAATCTACAAGACCAAAAGTAGCCATTTCAACTCCTTTACCTGCGCCCTTTAAGAAAGACTGACCTTTGCTCCAATTGTTCAACATATCGGCTAAAGCAAAATAACCTTCTCCCTTGATCCAAGGCATTGCTTTTTTCATTCCTGGCATTTTCATAATTTCATCAATGGGGATTCCTGAGTTAAATCGTATAGCCGCTTGTTTAGCTAATCTTGGATTTTGTTTTGTGAATTTTCTAAACTTGTTAAATTCAGTAGGTCCCCATTTCTTCACATCAGATACACTGCTTTTTATAATTCGTTCAAACCCTTTTTCTGCGCTTTCTTTTCCAACCCCATAACTTTTTCCATCAACAACTAATCGAATTCCTAATTTCTTTAAATCATCAACACGAGATAAATCTCCTTTTTTAATTAACTTACCAATTTTCTCAGCTTCATAGTTAAGCTGACTTGTTAAAATTTGAAGATCTTTTGTGGGAGATGTTTTGACATAAGATCCGTGATGCTTGACAATACCTTTTCTAACATTCTTTGCTCCTTTTTCTTTAGATAAAAAGCCAACGAGATCATCAAATACAATCTTACTGGTATCCATACCTTCTGGAAACAGGTTTCTAAAAACTTTTGAAGTTTCATCAAGACTAGCTCCAGAGTTTTTAGCAACACTTACATACTTTGAGAGTGCTTTATAATCAGCATGATTTTTAGCTAACAAAGCTCCTTCAGGAAGTTTCTTGCCCGCAGCTGTATAGCCATTATGATAATATTTTTTACCTTTGCCACTTTTAGAGTTATCTATAAAACCAACGATTTTTCCTTTTTCTTTTATAGGAATATAATTTTCATTCCCCTGTAGAAAAGCTCTGTCCATAGACTGCAACATAAATCCATCAGCTTCTCCCCATCTAAACTTATAGCGAAAGGGTTTAGGGTCATTCACAAAAGATTCAATTCTTTTATAGAGGGCCTCGTTTTTAGATGAAATGCCGTATTTACTAGCTCCACGTTCCCAGTTCCAGTTTTTAACTTCTGGAAATGCTTCCATAATTTCGTTTTGTACAGATTTAGGAAGAACATGACCTGGAAGTTTAAAACCTCTATCAACAAAGAGCCATGCTTTCGTATAGCTTGGATGATCAGGTGCAAAGCCATAAGTATTTCTTGCAGTAAACTTGGCATCAGGGAAAGCTTTTTTAATTTTTGCTTGATCCGTTGCTGAAAAGGGCTTTGATTGAGTTTTAACTTTAAATTTTTTTTCACCAGTTATTTTATAC